CTGTTCCGCAGCCTGCGCCCTTTGCTTTGTGGCTCCCCAAATGCTTTCATATGCAGGAATGTCAGGAAACTGTTTACGCAATTCCTCAATTTCTGCATTGCGCGCCCTGAGTGCCTTGGGTAATTCTCCGCGCCCCTCATAATACCTGGCTGCGCCAATCGCCGATTCATTGACAAATGGATTACCGGTAATTCCCGAACTAAAAAGAGGCTCTATGCGCTTTCCGGTTTGCTGAAAAACATCGTCAAGATATTCGCTTTCCGCTTCCTCAAGTCCGCGTTCTACAGAAAGCACACCCCATCCGGTGACTTGTTCCTCATAGGCTTGCAAAAAGCTATCGGCAAATGAGCGGTTCGGCCCCTCCGAAACAGGGCCGTCAATTTGCCAGTCTATCGCTTCCCGCGCGTAGTTGCTCATGGCTGCTTGACGCTCTTGTTATGCTCGCGCCACGCCTCTTGTATTTCCCGGCTACGTTTTTCCTGTAACCGTTCCTCGTAAGTGCTTTTCATCAATTCCAAGAGGTCGCGGGGATAGGTCGCTATATCGTGGCTTTGAATGTATTGCTGAATTTCCGCCTCACTCATAGTTGGCAGGCGTTCGCGTAACTTGGCTTGTTCATCTGCCTCCATTGACCGCGCACGTTCTATCGATCCGGGTATATCAACTTGTTCGGTGTCCTGTCCTTGTTGGCGTCCACCGCCGAAACGCTCCCCAAGATCGGACTGGCCCATTGCCTGCGGGGCCGCACGCTGTTCAATGATTTCTTGTTCCAATTCCATCGGACGGCCCCGCAGAATATCACCGGTCTCTCTCTGGCGACGTTCAATGATTTGCTGCCTTTCCTGTGTTTCGCGGCCTTCAGTTTCTTGCCGCACTTGTACGCTGCGCTCTATGACTTGATTTACTGAAGCCGCATCCAAGCTCATGATGTACGGGTCGCCGTTTGCGTCGGCCACCTTGCTGCCCATTACATCGATGAACCCATAGGTGCCCTGTCCAAGGGTGACAAAGCGGGCCTCATCTTCAAACCATTCAGGCTGAACAGGTTCGCCATTGGCAAAAACCGGCTCCACACCACTTAGAGAAAGAGCCTCTAAATCAATATCATCAATGCCCGACAGAAATTGCTCGAATTGTGTTTCATCAACCCCGTAAGGCAAAACAATATCCATACCGTTATGATCGTGCAGCGCTCCACCTAAAATATCGGATACGGCTTGTTCATAAGCGGCCTCATCAAAGTCTTCTGCACCTGCGGCCAGTTGGCGAGATAGATAGAGTGCATCGGCGGCGTTCTTTGCCGCCTGTGCCGTGGGGCCTGTCACATTGTACAAAGCCCCGCCAACGAGTGCGGCAAACGTGTCTGCCGTCTTAACGTCACCGGCAACTCCGCCTTGCAATATGAGCTTCGATTGATCTGGGTTGTCCTGGAGCGACTGATACCCGCGCAACACATCGCCAGCAAACTGTTGCGCGCCCGGCTGGGTACTTGCATACATATCGGCAACATACCCGTAGTCGCCGTTGTCCTGCTTGATTTGCTTGAGCGCTAAATCCGTATATTCGCCAAGCTGTGTCAGGTTGCCTAGAACCGTCAATTGTTCTTCTCGTGAACCCTCTTGCAAGACTTGCACAATGGCTGCAGCTTCCTTTTTGGAAAGCGGGCTGTCCAGCGCAAACCCCTGCGGCCCGTAAGTGTCGCGCAGTTCCCCGAAATCTACAGCCCGGTTTTGGAATGATGCAGGATCATCAAGGGACAATTCGGTTGTAGTGCCTTGCTGATTAAACCGTCCTATCGGATCATTCAGAAGGTCTGACTCCAATTTTCTAGCGGCGGCAAGACGTGCATTTTCGGCAGCAATTCTTTTGCGGTCCCGATCATTCGACCAGTCAGGGCCGATGCTGAATGACCGGACAGTTCCATCGCCTCGAATAATTGCGGCTTCTTCAGCCCGCCGCTTGGCATTGATGCCATCATTATCACTTGCCCGCGCCTCTACCGATGCTGCGATTGTTTCTATATCGCCAGACCGCGCGGCCTGCGCAACATTACCCGGTAAGCTTCCGTAATTATAGGCAACCGATGTAAGCGCGGCTTGGGCATTATCCGGCAATGCCGACCATGCATCGACGCCGATTTGTTTGACAATGGTATTTTGAAACTCACCAATACGGCGATGCAAATCACGCTCTGCATCCTCAACGGAAACTGAAGCGCCAATCCGCACCTTTTCTTGGGTGCCGTCTGCGCGCGTAATCGTATCTGAACCATAACCGATTCGATAAGCGTTCACGTCCCAATACGGCTTTACTCGGAAACCCTCAAAGCCCTTAATGATATTCGCCGCCGTAGGAGACATAGAGCCGCCCTTAATCGCTGCGGCTTCAAATTGCGCTTGCACCCGGCGCGCGTTGTCAAAATCACCTGCCTGCGCCAAAGCATCGACCAATGACGCCGACAGGGCAGGACCGGCACCACGTATGATTTCCTGCTTCTCGATTTCGGTCAGGCCAGATTGTTTAACCTTGTCTACAAACTGTGTGTATTGCTGATTAAGGGTTATTTCCGTCTGATCTTTCTCAACGATCAACCCCGCGCGATTCAGTTGGTCCTCTAAATCATTCTTGTAAAATTGTGTGTTGATTTGCCCCTGCTGCCTGTTTGCGGAAGCATGCAAATCACCGCGCAGCTTTGCCGCCGCCGCTTTCACTCTGGGTTGATTGCGGGGTGTTACGGTCGGGAGCAGTGACGTGAATTCCGCGTCGTAGATGTCCAGAAACTTTTTGCCGAAACCTAATTCACCTGGAGTCGCCGCCTGGATTTCCTCAGCCAGACGCTCCCGCATCCGATTCTCGAAATTGTAAAATTCTGTGGACGCTTGATAGCCTTGCCGGCGCTGAAGCTCCTGTAATTCGTCCCGCTCCGCCTCACCAACAGCTTGAGCGGTTTGCCCTAGGGCGCGACCAACACCCCTAATGGCCTGCGGTACAGGATCACGCGGACCCGGTACAAAAATTTGAGAACGGGAGGGCTGGATAGTGCCTAACTGTTCCGGTCCCGGTATTCTTGCCATGAATGGTTATCCGTAAATAGCTGGCAAGGACGTGCCACCATAGGCAATCCGGTCAAGCGCCGCCTGCCTTCGGCGCTGTCCAAACTGTGTGTAGAGCGTAGTCGCGCCGGACAAAATATCCGTACCAGCACCAATCAATGCCGCTCTCTGCGCCTGCCTGCCCTCAAAGCGCGCTACGTCTGCGGCAGTCTCAAGACCCCTCGCCTGCGTCTCACCCTTGTAAATTTCTGTCTGGAAGGCTAATTCGCCCCGCTCTGCGGTATCGGCGAAGATATCAATAACAGACGGGTCCGATGCTCCGCCGACAGCCGCAGCCCGCGCCAATTGCTGTGATTGCAACAACCGTGCCTCACGTCTGCGCTCCAATGCTGCACGCTGAGACACGGCACGCGCTTCGTCCGCCTGCTGTTCTCTCTGCTTGGCCTCGAATTCCGCCGTTGCCTTTGCTGCTGCGCCTGATGCCAGTGTCCCCACGGCGCTGACAGCGGTACTCGCAATGGTCAAGATAGTGCCTAATGCTGCCACATCCACACCTTGTTATCTTCAATGACTTCATCCGTCTCGACAAAGCCAAGCCTCGCTAAAAATGCTTCGGAGCGAAGGTAGCTCTCGTCGCATGTCACGAATAATTTCGTTATCCCGTGTGTTTGCGGGAGATTTTCAATGAACCGCTTGAAAACGCGAAATATCAATGGATATCGGGCCGAACCCTTCAGATCCATGAACCCGAAATATCTGCCGTCATCTGCCTTGATGATGCCTGCAATGGCCTTGACGAGCTTGCCGTCCTTTTGAACCTTGGCGTACCATTCACCGGTCGGAGCAGGCATCTTGAAGAAACGGACAAAATCCATGTCCGTTGCATCAACTATTTTCGTCATCCGGCTTGATCATTCGTTTTCATCGAAATAACCATAGCAGCCAACGTCGCCGGATAAGGCGCCCGCATCTCCACACTTACACGGCTGTCCGAATCCCACCCGCCGTTGAACTGCGAGGCGTCGTAATCGTATTCTGCCAAAACCTCATTCGTCGCCAAGGTCCGCCCCCTCAACTCATGCCGGAGCTTCGTCATATCGGTAAACTCCCGGCCTAACCGAATGCCGTTCCATCCGACATTCTGCATTACAAGGCTAAGATGTGAGACACGCTTCCTCTGCGTGAGCGCTGTACCTAGCGCCGAACCATAAGCCAGCTTGGTTGATCGCCAGCGTCCAATGTATGGCAGGCCCACCATGTAGTTCGTAACCGCTGTGCTGACTGTTATCGCGCCCCCGGAAACCGTCAGCATGCTGTCCTGATCGTGAAGAACGGCACCATCCGCCCACACGACAACTTGCTCACCTTCAAGATGCGACAAGCCGGTTATCGTGGTTGAGGCAGGCCCATTGGTTCCTGAGATGAAACTATCGGCCATGGCATTGTTTGCGCCACCTTCCGCCTGTGAAAGCGGGGCCATTTCCTCGATATAGCGAACCGTGTTTCCGTCTACCGTGCGCTTGACGATACCGAACAGTCGATCTTCATCATCTGAGGGTAGAATGTCAAAATCGTCAAACGTTCCGTCTGTGACAACCCGCGTCCATGCAACCACTTGCTGATCAAGTTCGAGGACAAGGCAGCGCATTTCGCCACTGTTAAGCAACCACCATATCCGAGTGTCCGGGTGCCGCTGAACAGCAATTTTCTTAACGCCGCCCGACAGGATATCCCGGTTCAATTCAGTCAGATCAAAGGCAAAGTAGTCGTTTTTGTCCGCACTGAACGCAAACCTGTAGGCCCTGTCGCCAGAGCGCTGAACAAATATCGCTTCCGAATCCACCGGTACAGCGGCAATATCGGCACTTCCCCTGGTGGATGCATTTCTGGGAACAAAATTTGTAGGCGTTATTGGCTCGTCAAAAGAGGATGCGCGAATGGATATTTCCGCTGTGCTGGTCCCCGCAGCCAGTCTTTGAAGGCCTAACAGCCACAAGATACCCTCGGTAGTCGTTGAGCCAATAGAGCGAATAACCGGCGCGCTGTCGCCCTCTATTTCATCTCCAAAAAGGTCAAACGCATCCGACGCAGAGCCATAGGTGATATCCCCCCTGCCCCACCACAAGCGCCCGTCAAAAAATGTGACAGCGTTTGGCCAGCCGTTTCGATCCGACCAGGACGCCCGATCCCACTGGTTTGTCGCGGTGGTCGCGCCGAAGGGTGAAAGCACTTCAACCTGCGCCGATGTCCCGGTGACGACTGTATTGATGCGCGCAACCCCGCGCGTTGAGCCGCCGCCATAATCCAGCGTGACATCGACCGTCCCCGCTGAAACGGCCTCCAGGCGAAACCGGTAATAGACGATTTGGTTGTCCCTGTTATCATCAAAATTATTAATCGTCGCATTTCCTGTGTAGACAACAAACGGCGTGTAATTCACGGGCTCGGTAAAAGCGCGCTCCAGGATCACGGTGCCGGTAAAGCCACTGCCGGTTACGGTCCCATCAAATCGACGGTCGCTGTCAACGCCGCTGACCCGTATTGGTTCGGTTGTCGCTCCGGGCGTCGAAAGCGTTTCCGACACCGATTGCGAAAAATGCGTCAGACGAAACAACGAACCCACATCGGCAGAGGTGAACAGATCATCCGACGCGGTCAAGGTGACATTGCCCGTCGTGGCGCTGGGCGTCAGCGTTATGCGCTCATCGGGAAGAAGATCGAACGGCCCGTCATTGGCCTTGTAGCGGACGATAGACCACGACGTATCTCCCCGCCGCTCAATGCGCCTTTGCTGGAACGTACCGGACGCGACAAAGATAACATCATTGCTCTGCTCATATTTCAGCCTTGGGAGATCACTGATAGCCCATGGATGAGGAACAACGATCTGTCCGGCTGCTGAAATATCCACCCTGTCTACTTCAGCATTCTTGTTTTCTTCATTCCTGAGATCGATAAAGACACTGGTCGCCGCCAGACCCGGTGTAAACGCTAAGCGATGACTGCCCTCTTCAAGCCCTCGAAATGCCGCAATATCTGAAGCTCCAGCCGTGCTCCCGATAAAAACATCCATCGGGCCGATTGCAACATCCACCTCAAGGCCATGTTCAACCGTCCGGTCGGGAGCGCTTACCGTCACTTCTTGGCGACCAATCGCGATAGCACCAGAGGCACCGGCCAACCGCAGCACCCCTCCAACCCCGGTCGCGGTCGCCGACCCGGTCGATTCATCAGACCAGCCAAACGGGATGCCAACCGGGTTAAAATCCGGGTTAACTATCGTCGTTGAAACCGATGCTCGCGTCAGATAAGCACTGCCATCGAAAATCCGCATTCCGTCATTGGAAAACTGAAGCAGCGCATTGTCAGTAGACCCAAATATGAACGGGATCAGGGTATTCCCGTCTTCATTGACCGCACTGTCTGCCTTGTAACCGAATCCCCCGCGAAACTGGATTGAGCCTATAACCTTGGGAAGGACGTTCTGGTATAGCTCCCCCGCATAGCGCAGGCGTTCCAGATCAAGCCTTGCCGTGGCTTCTGTTGATACCTCCCCACCGTTTAAAGAATATATGGGGGCCTGTGCGCGAGGCATCTAGATATCTTCTTCCTGAAGCTGGATTTGACCGCCCACCAGCGTGCCAATCTGACCCCTGCGGCCTGTTTGCCCAATCAGTGCTTGACCCCACTTTCCAAGTCGGGGGCGGGCGTCCTTCAGGTTCCGTGCATCGTTGGATTTAGCCTTGAGGAGCATCTTTTTGACATCATCCTCAAGATCTTCTTTCTTGGTCGTGCCCTGTGTAAGTCGCTCTACAGTTCTGAGCGCTAAAAGTCCTGCAATAAACTCCACATAAGTCGGCGGATACGCTGTCAGGTTTGCGTCTTGAGTGAAGTCGGACGAGATATACCGGACATAGAATTGTTCTGAATTGGTGAACCAGGAACCACGCTCCTCGTAGACATCCAATGTGTCTCGGTCGAAAAAGAAGACATCGGTGAAATCAGCCACGAAATTATAAGCTATCGTGCGCACCCAGTCTGTCGGGTGATCAAAGGCAAACTCGTAGCCGGGAATGACGGTTGTCGTGGTGCTCTGGGAAATCTCTGCCGTTTTCTGGGCGAAATTCCAGTCACCCCTTGCCAGCCCGTCAAGCGCAATGGTCGGCCAATGAGCATCGAACACATAGCGCGCCTCGACATCGTCTGTGAGAGTAGTCAAACGCCCCTCCCCGATGTGGAGAAGGGCGCGGTTGAAAATTTCGAGACGATCAGCCATTTTTAGGCCGACCCCTCAAGCCACGCCCAGCTTTTCCCTATGCCGATCATACTTATGTTTTCCTTGGAGGTATTAAATCGCGCCGCGAGAACCTTGTTCGGGACCGACCCAAAAGCCGCTCGTATCTTTTTCACGTCTTCTACGGTCAATCTGCTAGCCCAGTGCTTTGCGCCCCGCAGCGCAGTACCGTGCTTTATCATGTCTGCCTTATTTTCCTTGGGTGTAGCCCAGCGAAGATGACGGGGATTGCAGCACGATTTGTTTCCGCACTCATGGGCCGCTTCTTGCTTGTGGCCGGGGCCAGATGGTGGGCCGTGAGCTAACTCACATACAACCCTATGAGCACCCATGTTTTTACCGTTGAACCAAACCACCCCATAACCGTTGGAAAATTTACCAAAGGGCCAATCCAAGCAGCCGTCATCTTCATAGGTAAGGGCTTTTTCCTTCAGAAATTTCAAGGCCTCTCCGACATGGCCTCTGCCAGCCGTAGGATCGCCATGCCTATACCATCTGGAATAATGAAGGTTGCAATATCCCCGCTTTCTAGCGAGAGTGCTGCAACCTTCTATAGAGCATGTGGACTTATCCGCCATAGAGCGTTCCTAAGCTGCATTTTCCTCTGGGATGTCTGCAATGCGCATCTCTCCCTTGTTGAGGCGATTTGTGTATTCAGTCGCTGCCTCTTTGCTTGCGATGTTCTTGGCCACGACCTGTTCATTTTCGAGAATGCGCCACATGTTCTTCGGCCCCCCCCACATCTCCTTGAAGCGCCTTAAATCGTCCTCACCCTTCTTGGGCTTGGGCCTCTTGGCTTCCGTTGCACCGCCCTCGTCGTGATGAACGGCAATCCTGCGTAGCCTCACGCTGGCCCTTGTGGCTTCCAGCACGAGGTATTCCGCATGGATGGAGCAATCATCCGAAATAACTTCCAACTTTACCGGCCCTTCTCTGCGAGCGCGGGCAAGCGTATCAACGTGGTGAAGGAAATATTCAGGTCTCTCGATGTCTTCCAAAGTATGAGAGACGGGGATTTTTGCAGCGTAGCGGCGCATGACGTAATCGGATTGATTCATCAGTCCGCCCGCCAGTTTCTTGACGGGGTTACCCATTGTCTAAACTCCAAATGTCAAAAGGAATGGCCCCCACAAACGCAGGGGCCAAAGGGTCTTAGTCGGTATCGGTCAGTGCTTCGGCAAGACCGTCATTCAGGTCGGCTGCCCCGCTTGCGAGGATTTCAAGCACCGTGAAGCGATGCCTTGCCGTAAGCGGCCCTGTCTTGTTGTACTGATCCGTAAAGGTCGTCCATCCGAAATACTCGATGATGTCGCCTTGCTGCATCCCGCGAGCCTGCGCATCGGAGATGTAACCCGAGACACGCACTGCCGTAGCAGCATCCGTGCCCTGCAGGTTCCACTCGCGGGGACCGGCACCGGATAGAGTGCTGGTCTTGAGGCTCAGACCACCAGGAATATAAGCCATATCAAATCTCCTTAAGTGATCGCTGCCGTATCATCGTGAACAATCTCGATGATGCCGGACTGTTGAAGGATGCGAGAGCCGTGGAAGATCGTATGACGGGCAAACGAATAATCGTCTTCCTCGTCATAGCCGATTGCCACGTCGATGCCCTCGGTGTTCATGGCGTAACCAACCGCAGCCTTGCCGAATGCGTAGCACTGAGCGGTAGCCAGTCCCGTATTCGGAAGACCGGTATGGACCATGTGCATTGCACCGTTCCACATACGGGGCTTCTGCGTTGCGCCGCCGAGAAGGAAATCCTCATCGACGTAATCCGATGAAATAAACTCATCGAACGTAAGCAGACGCGCCCATGCTTTCGGCGTCCACACGAACGTCACCATATCCATTGCATAGACATTGTTTTCGAGCAGATCGGACATGATGTCCTGCACACGGCCATAGGTCAGCGTGATTGCTGCGCCGCCGTTGTACTGCGTCGTGGCACTGTCCAGTGCATTGGCAATGATTTCGTCGTCGATCTCACGGGCAAGAGCCAGCGCGCCGCGATTCTGCATCGCTTCACGAAGGTTTCCGTGCGCCGTAAAGATGTTGAACCCGGTCTGGGTTTCCTTGCGGTGACGCTCAACCAGCGGAATGGTGATCTGTGTATCCGTCGGGTTATCCGAAGGAATCAGACCATTCACACCACGGGATGTAGCGCCGGATGATGCGCCCTGAATGGGGAAAAGGGCCTGATTGCCATTTACCATCATTTCGGGCGTTGTCGCGTAGCGCAGATACGTCTCGCCACGCTGGAAGGCAACAACCCACTCGTCGCGGTATTGCTGCTGGGTAATCTGATAAGCCATTGAAGTAGCTCCGAATTAGTGATTGGGAGCAACTCATTGGGTGTCAGGATCAGATGTATTTTCGGGGTGTCCGGCAGCGCCGGGGCCTACTTACAAGCCTCTACCTGGGCAATTCGTTTGCGTTCGGTTGTAAGTGCGGGGCCGAATACGGGGTGTCCGCGATGTGGTATCATAGCACCACATTAGTTATTACGCAAATACTAAATTAGCGTTTGATTGTTTTTGCCTTTTCCAACTTTGCGTAAATGTCTGAAAGTTCGCTTTGAACTTCTTCTGATTTGTATTTTACCTTCTCGTCTCGGGTGCCGCCACGAAGCTTGAGAAGCTCTGCCTTGCGTTCCTCAAGGCTCTTGGTTGCGGTCTCGACATCGCCTGAGAAGATTGCGTTCGGACCTACATGATCGGTGGCGGGACCGGCCATCATGCGCAGGAAGTTTGGATCATCCCCGAGAAACGTGCCGTCTGTGAACTGCTTGTGGGCCAGTTCCGTATAGTTCTCACCAAGATTGCTTTCCAGATACGTCTTGATGGCGTTGAGATTGGATTGGTATTCGCCGCCCCATTCCTGCCTGAGCGCTTCCGTTGTTTCCGTGCGGAAGTTTTCGGCGTGTTCCGCCATATCCTGCGCCTGCGCTTCCATGCTGACCTCGTACCAGTCAAGCATGGACTGCGCTTGATCGGGAGGGATATTCTTGTCAAACGCGGCCTGCTTGAAGTCGCTTAACACCTGTTTGTCGGCGTCAGTCGGCTGCATGTTCTCGCTGAACGTGATTTCATAGTCCTTCACGTCCTCGGGAATACCGACGGCCTTGCGATAGGCTGCGATATCTTCTTCCGACGACTTTTCATCAATCGTCAGCGGCTTAACGCCCTGAGATATCTTCTTCTGTGCATCGGTGTAGCGCTTCAGAAGGTCTGCGGGTGACTTGACGCGCTCAAGCTGTTTAAGCGCCTTCTCGTCCTCGCCTGCCATTTTCTGACGCCAATCGTCTGGCCAATCCTGCGGCGCGACCGGTTCCGGCTGTGCTTTGGGGTCTGCTTCAAGCACAGAGGCCGGTGTAGTGGCTTCGGGCTTTGGTTCCGGCGCAGGGTCTGCCTGCGGTGCCGGATCGGGCTGTACGGGCGCGTTTGCTTCTGCGCCCGGCTCTAGTGCCGGTGCATCTGACATTCTAAACTCCAAATGTTAAAGGTCAGTCTTTCAGGTAAACCGCGTGGTGCCTGATCAGTTTGTCGAGCTGTAACCCGACATAGCGCTTGCCCCCTGCAAACGCCGTATCTCTATCGCCGCCCAATTCGTCAGGGCGATATTCCATATCTCCGGTGCAGGCTATCTTGTGAATGGCTGCAATGGCCCGCTTTTGCTGGTCCTCGTTTGCTACACCCTGCGATACTGCAAAGAGTGCTGAGATGTCCGCCTTGCGGAGAACGCCGGGCGCATCGGCCAGTTCTTGCTCAGAAGCGACAACGGCGGGCTTCCACGGCCTGTCAGGGGCCTTTGGCGGGGGCTTCTTCTGGGGTTGTGAATAGCGTTTAGGCTGCTTCAACCCATTCCGTCCTTGATAAGCTCGTTTGCCAGTTGCGTCTTCATAAGTTCCAGCATACCTACGGTGCCGCGCGACACCGGTTCCCCGGCAAATTCAGAATTAAACGTTCCATCAGTATACGACACAGAAGCGGCGACTGCATTTATCTGCCCGGACTTCGCCATTTCTAGAAGCTTTTCCAAGGTCGCAACGACAGATTGACGAATTTCATCATCCAGATGCCCGGTCCTATTGTACTCATCGCCTTGGAGGTTAACGATGTTGTCGGTCACACGGCACCCCCTAGTGCTCCATCAACCGCCTGCGCAGCCTCACCGCCCATCTTGGCAGTCTCGGCTACCTGAGCGACTTGCTCCAGTTCCTGTTGCATCTGCTGTGCCTCGGCCAGTTGTGCCCTCTGCTGGTCTGCTTCATCCTCTGGCTTCAACCAATCGGCAGGAGCGCCAGTGCCACGCATGGCATCACGGAACCACTGTATCGGCTCGGCATCGATAAGAATGGACGGGTCTACCTCAGCAACAGCACCGGCAATGCCAACAGCCTCTTGGAACTGTGCAACCTTGCGGCGTTCCCTTTCCTGTTGCAGCGGATTGTTGAACGTATAGGTGACTTCCCTGCCCTGCAGTTCTTCGGGGAATTCCTCAATCGGTCCATAAGCCCCAAGGCGCAGCGCCGTGTTCACAACCCTGTCCAGATACTGATAGATGATTTCGTCCTGTGCAGGCTCAAAGATTGGCTGCAACTGCCTGATATTTTGCTGAACGATCTGCGCAACCTCATAGGCCGTTTCACTCGATGTCCCGGGAATATTCAACTTGGAGATGTACATGGTATCGGCCATCAGGCGATGGAAACTGTCCAGCATATTCTCATTGAGCGGGATATTCTTTGCCAAATCCAATGGCCGCAACACCTGCCCCAGACGCTCATCATACTCACTGTCCGCCCACGTCACGCCGCCTGCCGTGATATCAATCGGGCTGGAAATCGTCTCACTTGTTGCAATCAGTGGCGGATCGACAGCCTTTTCACCGGCCTCGATAAAAGTCAGCATGACACTCTGAAGCATTCTTGCATGGGGCAGCGCCGTCATGGTCGCCGGACTGAGCGGATAAGGCCCCCAGCCCCTTACTGTCCGCCATCTGCTGACAATGTACGGGAACTGATATTCCGGCTCCTCTGAGATAATATCGCCCTGATCACTCAGGTAGACCGAAACAAACGTTGCATCCTTTGGAAAATCCCGCGTTTCCGTCGTGTACATGTCGATGGGCACTGCCATGTGATGTAGATCGAGCTTTTGATCGGGATTGTTCTTGGCAGCATTCTTGATGTGCTCGGGCAAACGGACATTCTTACGGCCATCGAATTTCTGCTCAATGTTGCGGGCCGTCGATTTGATCTTTCGGGCCAGCCTGTCAACCATGCCATCGTCATTTTCGCACCATGCGCAGTCCCGCATATGCCAGTTGCGGAACCTGAACCCATCCATCTGCTTGTTGAGATTGACCGACGACACACCCCCGCCGAAATTGGCAAAGTCGTGCTCGTGTTCCTTCGCCATACGGGTGAAATTACCCCTGCGGTCATAGAGCATCGCCCGCGTGACTTCCGTCATGTAATCCAGATGCTCACGGACATGCTGACGGTCCATGATCTCCTGATCATCTACAGCGACCTTGAACCACTCATCAGAACGCAACATGGTGCCAAATGCATCACCCAGGTCCCGCGCCATGATGATCGGTACGGGATCGGTGATGTAACTGGCGAACTCCTCTCCCACATAGATTTCGTCGGTGAAATCGGCCTTGTGAGGGGCAAAGAAATTGCCAATTTCCTGACACAGTTGGTCCCATGTGCTTTTTTCTGCCTTAAACAGCCTGTCGGCCATTCCGAGCAGATCTTTGCCCTGGCTCATGCGGGGCTATCCCAACAGTGTCCGGGAAAATTCCTGACCGGCACCACCGCGCCGACCGCTCAACACAGTAGCAGCCCGGCCTCGTCTCGCTCTTTGCTGCTCCAATGAGCGACGACGCGCACGCGCCACGGACTCATCATCCGTATCCGGCAATGGTACAGGCGGTTTGACTTCCGGTAGTTTCGGTTTGAACAGATTGGACATGTGTATTCTCCTACGCGGCCCGCCGTCTGCGCCTTAGCCGCATTCCTCGTTTGTCTTTTCCTGTGATGGCCTTGGTTTGTTGCGTTTGTCGCATTGCGCGACGGTCTTTTGCCGCTTTCGGTCGCTTCAACGGCTGTGCATGGGACGCATGCAGCATGATTGTGCAATCGCCCTTATCCGGCGAACGGCCCAACCTTTCCCGCATATCTTCCTTTGGGCCAATCTGAATTTCACCGCCGTCTTTTGTATCCTTGACCTCGTATCGATAGGCGCAAAGATCGGCGTACATTTCCGGGTCTGGAGGGAGCGCTATTTGCGACCCATAATCAGGATCAAGCGCCTCTCTGAACTGCCACACAGCCTGTGCCCGGAAATTGCGAAAACCAAGTAGACTATCTCTTGTTCTACTCGTTGAGCGCACCGAACTGTTGAAGCCGAAACAATCCACATCCGCATGGGCCAACTGTGTCAGCGTATCACCGCCATATCCGCCGCCTGAGTCAATTACGACCCGGCACCCATCCCGCATGACCTTGATAACCTCTGCGGCTACTGACGGGCCGTCTGGTGTCTCCTCGCCACGAAATGTCTCATATAGCCCATACCAATACTCATACCGGGGCTGTATTTGTGTCTTGTCACTCCCGCCCTGTGCCACATCAACTGACACGGCAGTCATGGGCACATCATCAGGCGGCCTACTTATCCATCGGGCCTGCGCCTGCTTTATCCATTCGGACGGGATAACCTGATATTCGTGGTCCTCGCGGCCTGCCTTGAAGTCCCCATACAGTAGCTGTGACCGCAGCGGCTCGGGAAGCGCTTGCACCCTTGCCCTGTATCCCGTGCCCTTCAGATACGGATTGTCGTCAAGCCTTGCCGGGATGAATGTACGGGAAAGCGCCTCATATTCCTCATCATCCCGCTCATAGACGCCCGGACCCTCTACCCACTCTGTTTCTCCGCCGACAACAATAGCCCACCGCAATTCACCCGGTGCGGCAGGATTCGGGAAGCCGTCATCCAGCCAAGGCGCGAATTCCTCAATCATCCACTCGCCATCACCACCGCGCGGCGGGTTGGACCCGAGTATCATTCGGCAGCGCTGCCCTTCCTTGACCGTTCTCAGCCAAGCCAGCAGCGAAAAGACTTGTTCCTTTGTAAATTCCCCCGCCTCGTCAAAGCCCATATAGTCGCGGGCATTACCAGCGTGCTTTCTCCAGTCATCGACCTGCGGCAATCCTGCGAACTTCAGGTGCTTGCCGCCGTCAAATGTCCATATCTTCTCGACCTTATTGAAGTCGCCCCGACTGGAAAGCACTTCCTTTGAGAACTCTATCAGCCCATCAAGCTGCGTGGCTTCCCGGCGGAATATGATTCCCTCTTGATGTCCAAGGGCTGCACACCCAACCTCAAGGGCCGTCTTGCCCCCACCAGCAGCCCCGCCATAAAGCAGGATATCCGCATCGCTGTGGAGAGCTTCTGTCTGTGGCCCAGGGTTGGACAGGAACGGCTTTGCAAGCTCGCTGGATACCGTTTCCTGTAGTTTCTTTCTGTCTTCTCCCGAAAGCTGAGCAATCACCGCTTCCAGTTGAGAGAGATCAACCGTCTCTTGCACCCTGCATGCCTTTGGCGAGGATACCGGCAACAGCCTTGGCTAAATCTCGGTCGGATACATCTTCTGTCTTGATCGGCCCGCCGTCTGCGCCTGTGTGTTCCTTCTTATCCACAAGCCCCAAATCCCTTGCGATGATATTGGGATTGAGCAAATCGGCAGCCGCTCCAGCGAACTTTTGTGTGCGGATAATTTCCTCTACGCGCGTTGTGACTGCGAAAAAATCTTTCTTATTTGCCCGCCACTCTCGCCATGTACTCGTATCAATATCGAGGAAAATACACAGCCCCTCAATTGTCATAGCTCTCATCTTGGCCATTGGCTCATGAGTGTTTGCGCCCTGAAAGGAAGTTATTTTGTCTTCCCATAGCGGGTTGTCTTCTACCCACTGGAAATACTCTGTGCATGCATCCCAAAGCTGTTCCGGGTCTGCGAATATTGGACGCCGCCCGTGTGAGCTGCGCTGCTTCCAGAATTGATTGCCTTTAGGGGCCGCCATCTTTAACCCGCTCCAGCTTACAAGCCACTATTGCACCAACAACAATAAGAACTGCAGCCACAAGGTCGAACACCGCAACGCGAACGATGAAGCTTTCGAAGAAATAGAAAATGGCCGGCATTGTAGCTATTGCAATAATCACAACAACGAGCGCTATGAGCCAATCGCGTGGATTGCGTATAATATCAGTTAGGAACGCCATCAGGATAATCCCCTGTCAGAGCCGGCACCGACCGCTGTACGCTGTAGCCAATGCATAGAAATCCACCACCGTTGCAATCGTAGTCAGCAGTCCATACGGTCCCGTTTGGCAAATCATAATCGTAATATGCTTTTACAGCGTCTCCATACGTCAGGACGCCGCCAGACAGTGGGGCCAGATATTCCTTTGCTTCATTCATCCAATGACAGCCTGTCGCGCGCCTGCAAAGCTTGTACAGTTGATGCGTGCAATTCAGTCATAACGCATCCCCTGAAAAACCGCCCAAACAATAAAAGCAACCGCAGCCAGACCAAGCATCCACCCTGCCATTGTTCCGATCACATAAAGGGTTGCAGCAAACTCAAGCATCTTCACTCTCCAAATCCAAAATGATAAAAGACAAAACCATGACCTATTTGCGATACGTCCTGCTGGCCGGTCATTGGGCCGCACTCATCGGAATCCTGATCTTCGTAAGATACCGATGGTATTTAATAGGGGATGAACCTCTCGCGCTTCTTACCGTAGGGTTTGCTTTAACGTGGAGCGCCGTGAACATCCTCTATATCTCGTCAACCCTTACCGATGCGTCCGTACTGAAACGGATCGGAAGGTTTTCAGGATCGTTCAGAAAAGCTTGGGATGATAGCCGTTCTGCGAATGATTCCTAATAGCCCATTCTCATCTTGCCCTTACGTCCCATCTTGGGGCCGGGGTTGTGCATAACAGGTCCGGACTTGGCTGGCATTGCGCTGCCGTTACCCATGCCCTTTGTGGACATGCCTTTAGTCACGCCCTTGCCCATCAATCGGCCTACGTCGCGATTGGTTGCGCCGTAATGGCCACCCTTCATCTTAGGCATAGTCTTACTCCTTGAGTTTAGCGCGCATCCTCATACGCGATGATTGATTCAACCTGATAATTGATCGTGCCGCTCGTATGTGCGCTCGCAGTCACGCGAATTGGCCTGCTACGCGCAAAGCGCACCGTCCGGGCAAATGGCTCGGTAAAACTGCAAACCGTATGCCAGTCGCCGTCTGTGTCCTGCGCCTCAACCGCGACAGTTGCGACAAACGTACCAGCTACAAATATGTCTGCCGAATAAGTGCGCGAAGAATCCGAGCTGCCTGTCGCACTCAGACTGCCCGTGATCGCAATGCGATATGTGTCATCTGTAAATGCCATGATTTACCTTTTCCGCTTTCTGCGAACGCCCGCCTGATTCAAGGCAATCGCTATAGCCTGCTTACGACTTGTGACCTTTGCGCCTGTTCCGCTCTTTAACGTGCCTGCTTTGTGCTCTCGAAGTACTTTGCGGACTTTTGCCCTTTGACGCTTTGTTGTCATTTGACACCCTACGGTTGGCGAATAAACGTCGTAATCACCCGACCCGCACCCTGCGTTGCCGCAGCCGGTGCAAGCGTCAATTGGTAGGATTTTGCCGAAGTCAATACCGTTCCATGAACCACTTCGGTATGGCCCGGCGATGTAATGTCTACCGCTGCCGTATTGAACAGTTCATCCGGATCACCCGACGTACCAAGCTGGATTGTCGCTCCCACATCATTGAACAATGTCGAAACGACAACGCGCGATTCCAGAACCGTCGCCCCGTTTGGTACATCTCCCAGGACAACCGTGGTGCTGCCGTTATAGGTGAAATCCGCCTGCACCGACTGAACAACGCTATCGTCTTCAATGTGATGTATCGGCATTGATGGCCCTCATTATGGCTGTTTGGTCGTTGAAAGTGCGCCGGCATCATCGACAGCAACCAACCACCGGCTTGTATCCGGCGATGTCAGGACAAGGCCTTGCGTAAAGTCGATTGCTTCCGTGACTTGGCGCTCCGAAATGGATGTATTGAGCGCTAGACCATAGGCCCACTGCGTTGCCCGGCGCGTCAGAAGATGAGACAGATCGCTGTGACGCAGGAAATGTTCCGGGCTGAACGTACGGAACTCAAAACCCGTCAGCGCTACCGTGTCCGGTATCTCCACGGAAGCAAATGAATGACCGGGGATCGGGACAATTCGATCATTAAACTCTGTCGTAACGCCCGCCGCAGTGATCGCAGCGCCAACCGCGTTCAGAGTGCTTACAAACGGATGAGACTGGAAGGTCACCAACAGCTCGTTCTCGCCGGCAAAGGTGTAATTGCCGGAAAGGCTCTGGAAGATCTGGAAATTATCGACCCGCACTGCCGCGCCGGGTGCCGTGTAACTGAGTAGCGTCCCTACACTATCCAAACGGATCGTGACATCTGATGGCGCACTCAGACAAACCACATCCATAAGCAAATCATTACCGGAAACCCGCAGTGTGTAACCAATTTCAGTCCGTACCACGCGATTGCCATGCAGTGGCCCAAGGGCTTCATCATGCGTAATCGTCTGCTGCGCTTGGGCCGTATTGTCAGCCGGCAAGTCAAATTGGATCAAGCCACCCGCCAGCGTATCCGTGCCATTAACGAGAATATCGATCTCGATCTGCTGCCTTCGAGACGTGTGATCTGCATTGGCCGGGAATGGCTGGATCGTGTAAGTTGACGTATCCGTTGTGCCGGGGCGCAATATTTCATCGCCGGAGCGGGTCAGGAAATGAATCCGATCTGTAACGACCTCGTCTTCCCCAGTTGCCGTGGTATAACTGTTGATGCGGTAATTACCAGCCGCCGTCATGTCGATAAACGGAATGCGGGTGGACCCGTCAACAATCCACATCAACACCTGATCGGCCGGGCCGTTCACCTTAAACCCGAACGTACGGAAGAGATTGTCGCCAAGACCAGTATAGGTGACAACATTTGTGCCGGTATCGTCATAGGTGACACCAGCGCTTTCATAGCGCGTGGCAGACCCGCGGTAATCCGCGATCAGCGAATAGCCGTCCGTGATGCGCACCGCGGCAACACTTGCTGCCGGGTCGAAAACATCAGACCAGGCCGTCAGATCCGGCACATCGGGCGACAGCGGAAACAGCGTCGCCACCTTGCTTTCAAGCGTGCTCAGGCGCTGCTCATCCACCGTGCCGTTGCCATGCGTGTCGGTTACCCGCGATTGCAGATCGCCATCCAGATTTTCAAAGGAGATATCAAGGTTCGGGTTGTTAAACCGGTCAACGACAGTGCCGTAATAAATGCGCCACGTGTCGTTGGCGTTGTAAACAAGCGCCTCGCGGGACAGGTAATCGCTCTCTGCGCCAAAATCGCCCTCAAAGGTGAAATCCGCGTCAAGGTTGGCTATGCGCGTGAAATTGCCGCTTGCGTCCTCTGAATAAACATAGAGCGTCGGGAAAACGCTCGCGAGCGACGCCTGGCTGCCCTGCAGCCGAATACCCAGAAACGCCGTCTGATCAGACGGGTCGGTATATTCGTCAATATCCCCGGTCGTGTTCAGATCGGCAGCGGAATAGGCTGCCCGTGTTGCATAGAGCTTCAGCCGGATTTCGCCGACATCGTCCGCATACGCCGTTCCACGTGTGACATCGTTGCGGTCCGATTGCGCCGTGGTCTGGGTAAAATTCAGAAATTCCTGCTCAAGCGCGGAAATCCTGCGAACCTCATGCGCCGGGATAACGAACCATGCATGCGGCGTTGCCGACCAACTTGTGAAGGTCTCGCCATCCCAGACGACCCAGTCATCCGTCAGCATCACTTCGCCAAACCGGCCCGTGCCATCAGCCGGCGCGTTTACCACCTGATAGGCATTGCCCTTGACAACTGCATTGGAAGGTAAGGTGCCGCTTGCCGAGGCGTCCCATACGTCCTGCGACGGGTTGATCAGCTTGATCGCGTCAAGCGTACTCCCAGAATTGTCCGCCAGCGTGCCAATGCTCTGAAAAACATAACCGGAAATGACACCGCCCGACCGGCTGATTTCCACTGTGGCCGAAACATTTGGCCGTATGATAATCGCGCTTGTTCCGCCGATCTGCGGGTCTGCCCCGCTCGCGGGCTCAACGCGAAGAAACGATGTCGTGTCCGTATATTCAATGACAAAGCGTATGACTTCCGGCAAATTGGCCGTCGACAACTGATTAAAGGCCGTCGTCAGATCCGTTGTCCCCGGCAGTCTGAATGTTGGCGGGACTATGCCACCATTATCCGTACAGCGCAGCCGCGTCTGCTGCCGACCGCCAAACCATGTATCGATATTGGAAGTCTGGGCGGTAAAATTGCCCGTAAAGGTCTGAATGGCTGCACCGATGCCCGTGCCGTCCAGCCGGGCAAGAGATGCCTGGGCACTGGCCGAGCCGACAAGAATGCCGCTCAGACCAGACGTATCAACAACAATCTGGTTTGCAGCCGTGACGGTTCCCGTCGCCGAAGCAATCGCCCGGCTGATCAAGTGCGGATTGGTAAGAGGCATGGCCTACTCTGTCGTAACCGTATAGTTGAAAGTGCCGGTAAAACCGGAATTATTGGTCAGCGTCAGCAGGTTGTAAGACTGACCGCCGATGGTTCGCACATTGGTTGTCGCCGTGAAATCGGCAATCGAATTGATGCTCAAGACCGTATCGATAATGGAAACCGGATCGCGATCCGCTGGAGACAAGATACCTAGAATCTGCGTGTTGGGAGCAGACTCGTTGATCGTATAGACCGTACCGGCAGTCGAGACATCGACGGCAGTCAGTGTGGAGACATCGACAGACGCAAAGGTATCGGTCGGAAGAACGCCATAGTACGCCTGCTCCTGATCCTGCGCGCTGCGGAACGTTACCGAACGCTCAAATGTCGCTCCCTGGGTATTAGTGCCGCGTAGCGTGCCTGTGTAGGTGGTCCCCGCAACCGTCACAGTTGACGGGATCGTGACCGCTGCCGTGCCTGCCGCCGGGTCAACCGTCGTAGAGATCGAATTGCCTTCCCATATGAAGGTTAAATCGCCCTGCACATTCGATTGGTTCGTGACCGTATATGTCAGAGTGCGTGCGCCGCCCAATTCCGTGCCAGTGGGCGGTGTTGAATCCGAAAGCCCCGAAATGGAAAGTGCTGTAATCGCCGGAGCGTTGAATGTCGTCATACTCCCGGAGAACTCCCGGAACGTCAGGTCCGTGGTATCCAGCGTGATCGGATCGTTCGTTGTCAGATACCAGAGCGTATCGGCATCCGTGACCCCTTCCGACACCGGCACGAATATGCCCGATGGCACCTTGGCGCTCGTATCCGCATCGCTAGCCCGCGACCACGCACTGGCCGCAACCACATAGATGCCGTTTTCGCTGGCGTCGGTCTGGTCTTTCACCAGAACCCGGTCCCCCGTCACGACAGCAACATTGTCTATCGTCTGAGTGCCCGACAGCGTAATATTCGCTGTTGTCGCAACCCGCACGCCCTGCTTAAAAGGCTGCTGCTGAACATCGGCGTGATACGCCATGTCACGCATTTCGGCAAGATTCTGCTGCAGGGCAAGCCACGGCTCATTGGAGGAATTGCCCTGCACTGCAACACTGTCACCCCGAAGCGTAATCTCAAATGTATCGCCAGTCTCTAACCGGAACGGGGCGGTATCAAAACGAACCGTATCGATCACCGAATTAAAGACGGCAAACCCGCCTGTTCCCGTCTCCCACGCCCTGCGGTTCGGGATAAAAATGACATTATTCTGGTCGCCGGTCGTGTATCTGATCCGGGCGCGGACATTGGTTGTTTCATTCCCGCCCGTATGGCGGACCGTCACCGCATTGACCTGCCGCGTCGCCGTGCCGGTCAAGGTGAAATTGACTTCAGTAGCAGTGATGGTCTGGCTATCGTCCGGCTGGACAATCAATTCGCTTTCACCGCCTGTCACAAAAAACTGCTGCGGGCGGTTGGAACCATTTGCTACACTGACTTCCGCGTCAATCACATCGCGCATCGTGCCTTCTTGCGCATTGCTCAAACGCAAACAGTTCGCGGCCAATCCAAGCAGGATATTGCCGCCGAACCGCACGCCGCGGTTCTGCTCCACCGCAAAAGCTGTCGGCATTGTCAGCTCACTGGAAAAGACCTGCGCGCCGGACGCTTCCGACACGCCGTCGGTCCCCGTCATCGCGGGAACCTGGCCTTGCGTCAAAGCCGATGAATTCAGATAGCTGTCAAGCAGATCTTGAAACGACCGTTGCAAGATAGTGATCGGTATCCGCTGCCCACCGGCAAAGCCCCAATCATTCGCTGCAGCATTTATGGTCAGGCGCGTCTCAAAACCCGACTTTGCGCGTGCTGTCATGGAAAGTGCTCCATATGCGGTTAGGCGGCGAAATCTTGATCGTTGAAATCAAATGGCGAGAAATCGGCTGTGACTACACTTGCGGGGGGAAAGCCGCACACGGCCCGACCTCCCAGCAGGCTCGTCAAGCTGGTTATTCCGGCAAATGTAGCAAGCGCGCCTGTCGCCAAGTCACGCTCGTCACTGGTTAGAATACGATCAATAATCAAAGCACCATAGATGCGCCCTGCATAGAAATCGGTTGATTGACGGCCAAGCAGGATTTCTGTCGGCGTACCGAATGCGTTTGTGTTCACCGATGTGACAGGCGTTCTGTCATCGATCTGCAAAAGCGTCTGTCCGCTCGTGAATTCGGCGCGAAGAACAACTGCGCCCGTTGCAGATGCTGCCGTATCGAGGGCGCTTATGGTGCCCGCGTTTCGATCCTCCGCACCCCACCGGTTCTGCACTACGTTGTCAGCATATTGAACCTGCTTATATACGGTCGCGCTCTGACTCACCACCGCAACGCCGCCCTCTTGCACCGTGTCATATTCTGCGGCAACCATGATGGTCAGAGGATAGGCAGTTTGTGTGTATGCGCCCTCTAGCGAATCGTTGGTGCCATCGAACTGGATTGAATGCAGTCCGCTTGCCAGCCTGTAAAGCGGTCGGTTTGCGCCAGTGGCCTGCGTCAAGTCATTGCCGTTGCCGGTAATATCAAGAATCTGGCCGACCGGATCGCTATCGGTCGTGACTGCTGTGGTCCCCGCACTGTCCTGCGTCATCGACGCAAGAACCCATGGCATATAAACAGCGCCTAAATCCCCAGGACCAAACAGCGATGATAGCGTAAAGCAAGCCGTCGCCGTTCGTCCACACGGATCATAGCAA